TTTGCAGCACTTTAAAGGAGGTGTCTATGTTGGGTGTAAAATACAAAGACCGGACTATCCAAAAAATCAAGAAATGCCTCGCCCTGGGGAAAAGCTGTGAGCCCCATGAGGCATCTTTGGCCATTAAACGAGCTCAGGAACTCATGGAAAAATATGGGGTTACTGTTGATGACGTAAAATTGTCCGATATCAACCGGGTGGATGCGTTCATGGGCAAGGCCAAAACGCCCCCTCGTTTTGAATTTTCCCTGGCGGCCATGATTCGGGATGTGTTTGGTTGCGAAACAGTGCTTAAACCGGGTTACGGTTTTAGAACCGGATATTATACCGATGTTTCCTTTATCGGTTTTGGCCCCAGTGCCGAACTTGCCGCTTACACTTTTGATGTGTTGAACAAACAGATTGTAAAGGGCAGGAAAACTTACCTTGCGACTCTCCAGAAACGGTTGAAAAGGTCCACAAAAACCAGGAGAGGGGATCTGTGGGCTGAGGCCTGGGTGAGAGCCGCTGCAAAAAAGGCAATTACTCTTTCATTAAGCAAGAATAAAAAAGAGCTTATTGAGAAATGGAAAGCCCTGGAATATTCGAATCTCCAGGATACTACACCGAAAAAGATCAAATACAAGGGCCGTGGGGATTATGATGCAGTGGTCAAAGGTATTGAGGCAGGTAGCGATGCCACGCTTCATCATGGGGTTAACAACACCGGACAAACACCTTTAAAATTAGGGCAATAAGGGAGCATCGAAAATGGATAAAAAGACTCAAGACTCAAGTATAAAACAAAGACAGATCATTGCCATGGCTTGCGGCCACTTCGATTTCAGCAAAGAGGACAAAAAGGCCATGCTCATGGATCGTTACAAGGAGGAAAGCACCACGGGCCTGAACTATGCACAGGCCGAAGAGGTGATTGACGATTTTGTAAGCAAGGGTTTTGTCATCCGGTCCACCAAAAGAAAGTATATGAGACGAACAACCGTTACAGGGAAAAAGTCCGGCCAGCTGGTTGCTCTTGCGTCTCCTGCCGAGCTTTCCAAAATTGATGCAGTGGCCGGGCTGATCAGCTGGCGGGTTGAGAACGGTCTTCAGAAATGGATGAAAAAGCGGTTCAAGATAACCCAGGTTAAAACTGCCTGGGAGGCCTTTCGGGTGATTGAAGGGCTTAAGGGTATGTTCAAAAATCAAATGAAGAAAGAACACGGCCCGGACTGGTATCAGGAACCCTATGAGGATGTTGAGATCTGCTATTTCATTGCCGAGCATTTCCCGGCCATGGTGAATGGGCATCCCCTCCCGGCATATGCCCGGGTCCGGGATCTGGAAGAACTGCGTAATATAACCGCTTGTATGGCAGGTTAAGGAGCTTGAAATGAATAAACCACCTGAGCTTACTAAAGAAATTCAAAGCATATGCTGCACCTCTGTGGATGATGCCAGAATGGCCATATGGAGGGAACGTCGCATTGATGTACTGCAGGATTGTCTTGCTTATGAAAAAGCAGGCATGGACAGAGCTTCTATGCTCAAAATGATCACCTCCAAGCTTACTAAACTTGAACATGATGGATGGCTGCCGAAAGCTGTTATCAAGGTTTTGAAGGAAGGCCATCCTTTGGACTGGTCCTATGAAGAATCAACCAGCCGGACAAATTCCGGGGGCCATACTCTCTGGGCTTTTACCGGGTTCCATGAAAACGGGACTTGGATCAGTCGTAGATTGTATCAAACATTAGAGGTTCACAAAGCTAATCTGGTCCACCTGGAATTACTTTGCCGAGGTGTTATAGCTAAAAAAGTTGGTTATCCTTCCCAGAAGGATTATGACGAATATAGCGACTATTACAAAGAGATTCTTATTAAGAGGAGGCCATAATGGGAGCATTATCACCAAGCCAGACAATCATAAGATACCAAGTTGAAAACATAAATGAAGCCGTTGTTCCGGCAATGGTCCTGGCTGGATTAAAGGCCAATGCCATGCCGGTGATCCCGGATGAGTATAAAGAAACAATAATAGGTTGGGTTCCCTTTGAAAGCCCATATATACCGGACTTTGTAGCGAATCCATTCCTGTACAATGGCGTGTCTTTGTTTTCTTTAAGGATTGACAAAAAGACGGTACCGCCCAAAGTTCTCCAGCAGCAAATGGCGATCAGCTTTGAAAAAAGAAAAACTGAAACCGGCAGAGAATTTCTTTCTAAAAATGAAAAGGCTGAAATTCGGGAATTGCTTTATGATTCTTTGCTTCAAAAAACCTCTTGTATACCTTCTGTGTTTGATTTTGCCTGGGACCATGACCTTGGGCTTGCTTATTTCTATACGGCTCAAAAAGCGGCCATAGAGGTTCTTGAGAATCTGTTTTACAAATCATTTGAGTGCAGACTTGTCCGCACGATCCCATACACCCAGGCCGCATGCCGTATGACTGAAGCTGATGAGGATCGCCTTGCAGCATTAACTCCGATAAAAATAGGAGATTAGAAGTATGAAATTAGACATTGTTACTGCGTATAACAAATATCAATTCCTTGGATATGAATTCCTTCTCTGGCTTTGGTACGCTTCGGAGAAAGAACCGAAGGCAATCAATTACTTTGCCGATGTCGATCGATCGGTGGAGATTACAGTCGGCAATAGCATCACTATAGAAATCCAGGGCACCGGCTATCCCGAAAAAGTCATCATCAAAAGAGAAGATGCCGGATTCGAGGAGGCTTTCCTGTTCATAAAAAAGGGTGGGGTTATTGCTCAGATAAATTTGGTTTTCAAAATTGATGATCTGGAATTCTGCTTTGATTTGAAAGGGGATGATTTCTCGGTGAGAAACCTTAGATGCACATCGGGCACCATGCCACCACCCACCTCGGATGAAATAGAAGGTGCCATCCTTGAAAAATGGTTCTTGAATAGTGAGGTGTTTGGTTGCCTTGATTTTTTATATGACCACTTCATTGAGATCAGGTTGGCAGATGAATTGAGAAAAAATCTGGTTTCAAAAATTGGTCAGCGGGTATCTGGAAGTATAAAAGATTAGAGCGACTCAAGGAGGAATAGCCATGACAAATGAAATACTATACACGCTCGCAAAGCAACTGCCCACGGCAACCGGCATCCGGACAAATTACGGAGAGATTGAGCTTGACGATGAGATGAGGCGAGCGGTCGAAACTGCCTTGATTCCGATTCTGGAAAAACGGGTGGGGATCGTAAGAGAGAAGCAAGTCTCCTCTTTGCAAAAATTTGCGAAGGACATCCAAAGGTGCATGGACCCGATTTCGATGGAGTGTCTATGTACGGATGAAAAAGAAGACAACTCCGCTCCGCATGAGCACGCTGATTATTGCCCTGTATATTTATGGGATTATTTAGGCCGCGTGGCCGCAAAGGAGGAATAATAGCAATCAATAAAAAAATGCTTCCAGGGCAAAAATTTAGTGCGCCCATGGCCTTTTGTAATGCCTGTTTTTACTAATGTTTTGAGTCAATTAAATGATATAGGAAATGGAAATGATTTATAAAAATGTAGATGGAATAAGAATTTTAGAGTTTGGGCAGGGGGATATTGAGGTGGCAAATGGTTTTATCAATGGTACGGATGATACGTGTGTTGTATTCACTCCCCAAATGCCTGAAGATATCGGTGAAATATCCAAGCAGGCGACTGAAAAATATGGAGATAAAGCCGTAGTCAGGACAGACGCCTATACCATGTTTGCTTTTAGCGATTCACGGTCTATTGATGTGATTATAAATCACCTCAAACAGGCTAAGGAAAATCTGGCCACGGAGGATCTGAAAAGATGAATATAAAAAATTTATTAGAAATGGATATGGGCGAAGCAATTGATTGGTTAATTGATAATTCAAATACATACAAGCTTGTTAAGAACGAGGCAAAGGAATTGCCATGCCCACAATGCAACGCACTCAATGAAACATTGGAAAAGAAATTTATGACCGGACAGGAAAAAATTGACTTAATGAAAAAATTAGACTGCCCGGATATTGGGTCTGTCGTGGGTCGGAATGAAATGGTTCTCTGTGAGGAGATTAACCGCTTGAGAGAGTGCGTGAAAGACCTGGATAGACTTGTGCATGATCAAGTTGTTGTTATGCAATCGGCGTTAATAGAAGCCTCTCACAACGGGCATCAGGCCGGGTTGAAATGGATTTATAATGAGCTTTGGGGGCCTGGGCCTTTGCCTGACGAAAATGATAAATGGTTTTATGATGCAAGCCTTTATTATTGTGCTCACAAGACTGATCCTATGGGGCCTTGTGAGATATGCGGTATCCCATCATCTCGTTTGCGAATGAAACATGTGGCATGCTGTGGTGAGCATCTTAAAGAGGCCCTTCAAAAAGCAGGATTATAGAATACAATCATTACCCAAACAAGGAGATTTGATGAGTCTCATATCAGACGAAAAATTCAAGGAGATGCTTACCCAGAGCAGTTTGCCCATCCGGGCAAGCTACCGGCCTGGTGAAGTTTGCAGCCTCCTGGGTATTAGCCCCAGAACATTCTGGCGTTTGACTGAGCATTATGAGATTGATCCGGCTACAAGTGAACCCCGTAACCCCAACAGTCTTGATTCATATCTTTTGCAGTCCCATCGCCGGGTAAGATATAATGAAATCCTTGCCTACCTGAACCGCAACAATACGTACGAACGCAGGAACGCTCCAGACCCCCGCCAAATGCTTATTTTCGACTAATTTAAAACCCAGATCCCCCAAAAAAACCCTTGATATTCCGCATATCAAGGGTTTTTTGTCTTGTGCCAAAACAGTACAAACCGGACAGCTATCCCCGCCCATCTATGAAATAACCAACCTGTTGAGCAAATAAACTTTTAATTAAAGAATAGGCTTTGGGATGGGAAAAAATGTAAAAACAATTGATGTGTACCTCACAAGGCACCACCGAAGCGACCAGGGCACGGAAGGGGTTCTTTCTGTGCCCGAACTTTTTTTTTCGTGCTTTGCCTTGGAGCTGCCCTGGCGGGATAATATTCCCAATATTTCCTGTATTCTGGCCGGGACTTATCCCGTGGCCTGGAGAGTCTCTAAAAGATTTTCAGCCTTTCATATCCAAAATGTCCCCAACAGATCTTACATCCTCATTCACTCCGGTAACTTTGCCGGTGATGTGACCAAGGGATTTAAAACCCATGTGCAAGGATGTGTTCTCCTGGGTCAAAGGGCGGGTTTTTTGGAAGGCCAGCGAGCGGTGTTGGTATCCCGGAATATGGTGAGGCGTTTCAATGCGCTTTTAGAAGGCAAAGAGGCTCGTGTCATCATCCGTGATCCCAGAGAGGATGGCAATGGATGATTGTGACCTTAGTTCCATCCATGCGGACCGTTTCCAACGCCAGGCCATAGCACGGGCCAGGAGTAGGTATCCGACCGGGGAATCCCGATTCGAGTGTGTTGAGTGTGGAAACGAAATCCCGGAGGCCAGGCGTAAAGCGGTGTCCGGTTGTACTCGGTGCGTACCATGCGAAACTAAAGCAGAAAAAACATAATAAAAAGCATCTGTAATGGAACAGAATAGCAAGTTAAACAAGGGGGCTTGATGGATCCGGTAACAGCAGCAGCAACAACAATTATTTCAGCACCATATTTTTTGAAGATCCTGGAGATGGTTCTGAATCTTGGCCCGATAGGCCTTGTTCTGGTGGTTTGGTACTTCGACAAACAGAAGACAGATGATGTTCTTCGCATCTATTCAGCCAATATGCAGACCATGTTCGACAAGTATACCCAAGACATGCATGAGATGCGGCAAATGTATCTTACCAATGCCTCTTTGGTAAAACGGTATGCAGACATGGCCGGAGATTTGAAGGAGATCATCACCCTGAGCACCCAGACCATGACCCGCCTGGTGGACCGAATTGACAGGGAGGTGTGCAAATGACCCGCGAACGCCTGATATGGCAGGGGCAAAAACAGGAAAAAGAACTTGAATCTAAACACCTTAAAATATCCATTGATGGGCTTGTACACAGCCTCCGGACAGAGCTTAATCCCCATAACCCAATCGAAGAAATAAATCAGGAATTGGTATGGGAACAAGCTTTTGAAATGGCGGATAAGCTGACCCGATACAAACAGCTTTGCGCAGAAATCAAAAATATCAACAAATCTTTGGGGATCTGATCGTGGCTGAAGCCTATTCATATGAAACCCGGTTGGACGCCCGGGGCCACTATGTCATCAACGGCATGACCTATGAACATGTGGCCGGGGTTACCGGTATCTCGGTTTCCCAGCTCAAAAAATGGGGATCGGATGAAGGCTGGGTGGCCAGGCGAAAAGAATATCGGGAGGCCCAGGCTTCCATTACAGAAAATACGGTTTTACTCCGGGCAGGGCTCCTTAAGAATGCCCTGAAAACACAAGATGCCCAGGATGTTTATGCCGTGGCCGCCATGGAGAAGATCGCTATTGTCCTGGAAAAAATCCGGCCAGCGGATCAGGGCATGCCAGATGTTCCAATGCGCTTTGATAATCCGGAGGATATGATTGACGGGCTGTGGTCAGCCATTGAGGCCCGGGCTACCAAGATGATCAATACACCTGAGACCATGGATCTTAAACAGATCCAGGCCGGCATCAAGACCTGGTGCGATCTTAAACGACAGTATGCGGACAAGAGCAAAGCCTCCGGACAAAAGCAAAAAGGCTTTGACGCGGACCAATTCGCCATTGTCGAACAGCTTCTGGAGAGATTTTAATCATGCCGTTACTGCCATACCAGACAAAGTGGAACAAGGATAAGGCCCGGATTAAAGCGTGGGAAAAATCCCGCCGTATCGGTGCGTCCTTTGGGGATGCGGCAAGATCCGCTCTTTTAGCCTCTACGCAAGCTGAGGCAGGCGGCATGAGCACCTACTACATTGGCACCAATAAGGACATGACCAGCCAATATATCGGGGATACCGGCATGTGGGCCAAAAAATACAATCTGGTGGCCGATGAGATGGAAGAAGAAACCGTAATCCTGGAGAATGACCAGGCTGTAACGGTTTATCGCATCCGCTTTTCCACAAATCACGAAGTGGTGGGTTTGCCTTCCAAGGCCCTGGCTCTGCGATCCAAGCAGGGTCGGGTGATCCTTGATGAAGCGGCATTTATGGAAGATTTTGAGGATGTTTTTGCTGCAGCCAAGGCCCTGACCATGTTGGGTGGCAGTATTGGTATACTATCCACCCATAACGGTGAGGACAACCCTTTTAACCAGCTTATCCTGGATATCCGAGCGGGTAAACTTCCATACTCTTTGCATCGCACCACCCTGGATGACGCCATGTCCGACGATTACTATCGGCATGTGGTCTGCGAAAAGCGGCACATCGAATATACGCCTGAAGGCGAACAGCAGTGGTACGAAGAAACCCTGGCCGATTTTGGGGAGGATGCCGATGAAGAATTGTTCTGCATTCCCCGCCGGGGAGGTGGTGCATGGCTGAACAGGAACATCATTGAGGCCTGCATGAAACCGGAAAGTCTTGTGATCGAATGGGCTCCACCGGCGGATGATTTTGTAGACTGGGATCTTGGTGTGGCCGAGCGAGAGACTATGGACTGGTGCCGGGAACATCTGGAGCCTTTGCTCAAGGAGCTTAACTCTTCTTTGCGGCATGGCATGGGCACTGACTTCGGCCGATCCGGGGATCTCACCGTGGACTGGGTGGTGTGTGAACTGCCTGACCTATCCGTCCACACGCCTTTTGTTTTGGAACTGCGCAACGCCCCGTTCAGGACCCAGTCTCAGATTTACAACTACATTGCAGACCGTTTGCCAAGGCTGTCCGGGCTGGCCCTGGACGCCCGGGGCAACGGACAGGCCACGGCTGAGTTTGCCCGGCAGGATTACGGGCCGGAGATAGTGGCGGAGGTTATGCTGTCCCAGGGCTGGTACCGGGAACACTCTCCCCGGCTCAAAGCCAACCTTGAAGACCGGACATTTACTATTCCCAAAAAAACCACGATTTTGGACGATTTGAGAGCTATGAAAATAAAGAAAGGTATTGCCATGCCCCCTGAAGGGAAAAGTCAGTCAGGCGCAAATCAGAGGCATTGTGACGCAGCTGTGGCTGCCATACTTGCATTGTTTGCCATCAAGACCATTGTCGGAGAGGTAGGTCCTCTGGAAGTTACCACGGCCATTCCCATGCAATCACAGCAAATGTTCAGGGGGTACAATTGATGGATAAAGGACTCTGGCTTTCAGAAAACAATTTTCTATCTTTGTCTGAATTGGAAAACCAAAAACATAGCCCTCTTCTGGGCGAACTATATTCATCTTCCACTCTGGGGGGCTTTGACCCGGTTTCTTTCATGGGGCTCATGCCTGATCCTGATCCGGTTCTGCAAAAAACCGGGGACGGTATCGATGTTTTAAGAACCCTGACAGCAGACGATAAGGTCATTTCTTGTATACAAAACCGGAAACTTGGCACCCTTAAAAAGCAAGATTACTTGTTTGAGCCAGGTAAGCTTGAGGATAAGGAGCCGGACAATGACTCCAAAGATATCTGTAAAAAGCTTGTGGAGGATCTCGGGAAAGTCAATTTTTATAACATCATCGCCCAGATCCTTGATGCACCATACTATGGTCAAACCCCTGTTGAAATCATTTGGGAGTCCATTGACGGAGTGCTGCACATCTCGGATTTAAAACCCAGGCCGGTTGAGTGGTTCGCCTATAACGAAAAGCATGAGGCGGTTTTTTCCGGAGATCTTGTAAATGAGCCTGTCATCCCGGAAAAGCTTGTGATTGCAAGGCATTTCCCTGATGCAAAAAATCCTTATGGATTGCGGCTTTTGTCCCGGTGCCTGTGGCCCGTGGCCATTAAAAAAGGCGGGATTCGATTTTGGACCATTCTGTGTGAACGGTTCGGCATGCCCTGGGTGATCGGTAAAGTCGGAGGAGACAAGGCTGAAAGAGATGCTGCACTTACCCAGCTTACATCCATGGTCCAGAATGCTGTGGCTGTTGTGGGAAGGGACGCTGAGGTGGATATCCATACAGTGACAGGCAAAGGCGGTGATCTCCATCCCGCCTTGATTCGCCATTGTGATACGGCCATTGCCCGGGTGCTCCAGGGGCAGAACCTGACCAACGAAGGCAGCGGCGGTGGCAACTATTCAGAGTCAAAAACCAGCAAAGAGGCGTTGGGTGACTTCCAGGAAGCGGACGAACACCTGATCGTCTCTTTTATGAATGACCTGGCAAAGATCTATACCCGGGTAAATTCTGCCCATGCTCTGGCCCCTTCATTCCGATACAGGGAGCCTGAAGATTATAGTGCTTTAGCTGAGCTCGATGTCAAACTCCATGGCGTGGGCGTGAGGTTCACCAAAGATCATTTTAAACGTAAATATCGTATGAAAGATGATGAATTTGAACTGGCATCCGAGGGTGGCGATACACCCGAACCTGATGAAAACCAAAGCTTATCTTCAGAGTTCAGTTCAAATAAAGACAAATTTACCCCTGAGCAGGCCATTCTGGAGCAATTTAGCACGGATTTAAGAGATTCCGCCCTCAAAGGATACCCGGAAGATCGAGAAAGCGCTTTTAGGCGTAATTATGGAATCCGATAGTTTTGAGGAGGCCATGCTCAAACTTCTGGAATCATATCCCGATCTTGATGTCGGAAATATGGAAGAAATCCTGGAACAAGGTCTTTTAAATTCTGCCTTGTACGGCATTCATATCGAACAGCTTGAGGGTGGCGATGATGATTAAGGTCAAACCCCAGGCATTAAAATTCAAAGATGCGGTTAATTTTTGGGAGAGCAAAGTCAAGCTGTCGCCGTCTGGATACCGCAAACTGTCTGATGAGGCAAAAATGAAAGCCTTTGCCGTGGCAGGCATTGCCAAGGGTGACGAACTTGAAACGGTCTATAATGCCCTGGGCCAAGCCATTGAAGGCAACATCAATTTTGAAGATTTCAAAAACCAGTGCAGCACCATCTTTGAGAAACGGGGCTGGACCGGGATCAGTTCCTGGCGGGTGGATAATATTTTCAGAACCAATGTCCAGCAGGCGTATATGGCAGGCCGATGGAAACAGGCCAGTGCGGCGTCAAGCTTAAGACCCTACGGGCAATATTCTGCCGTGAATGATAAACGAACCAGACCCACCCACACGGCCTTGCACGGTGTCACATATCCCCTTAATCATCCCTTTTGGGATACCTGGTGGCCGCTTAACGGGTTCCGGTGCAGGTGCAATGTCAAGACACTGTCCGAGCGCCAGGTCAAAAAAAGAGGGATTGAAGTTAAGACAGAAGATATTACCGGCAAGCTGGTTGAACCGGTGGACCCCAGGACCGGGAACAAATTGCCGGCAAGAAATTTGATGCCGGATCCCGGATTTATGTTTCACCCGGGTAAGAGTGCCTTTGGCGGTATCACGCCGAAAGAAGGCCCAGGGGGAATGGATGATATCGGCCCCAAAAGCTTTTCTGACTATGGGCGGCGTAAGCTGGATAACCTTCCTGCCAAATCATACCAGCGATACACAGATAAAGATCTGCTTGAGACCAAACAGGCTCATATTAAACGAACGGGCAAGAATAGCAAGGAAGCTGAAGGGTATTACCTTGCAACATTCCTGTCGGAATTCGGCATAAAACCCGGCAAAACAGTCGTTTACAAAGACGTTATGAATGAGCACCTCATAATTGGTGATGCATTGTTCACAACAGTGGGCGGAAGGCTGAAAATCACCAAAAACGGCCGGGAACAATATCTTAAATTATTGGCCCGGGCCATCCGTGATCCCTATGAAATATGGTTGGTGCCCCAAAAAATGAAGGGTAACGGAAGAATTATTATCCGGCGGCGGTATATCGCTGCATTTTCCAACGGCTCGGATAACAAGATCACAGGATTTGTGGCCTTTGATTACGCCAAACACGGATGGGAAGGAGTAACCGCTTTTCCGCCTGACAAAACAACCTATGCGGACGGATTAAGGAATGGGGTTCTTGTTTATAAAAAATGATTGCAAGGAGACAGGATCGGCTCACAATCCTGTTCGTAAAATGCGGCACGATGAGGTGGCCCTCCTCGCAAGTTACGTCCCTAATAATATTAAAGATTTGAAGGAGTGTCAAGATGGAATGGATTGAAATTTGTAAGGCTGGCACATTTACGGCCAAGAACGGAGAAAAGGTTACCCTGACCAAAGGTGATCTGGATAATATTGCGGCGTCTTACGATCCAAAGGAGCGTGATGCCCCGTTGGTATTCGGACACCCTGAAGACAACCACCCGGCGTTTGGCTGGGTGGAAAAGATGAAAAGAACCGGAGAAATTCTTCTGGCACAATTTCAGAAGGTTCCGGAGGCCGTGAAAGAGCTTGTGAATGCCGGTCATTACAAAAAAGTGTCCGTTTCCCTTATGGCCGATAAAAAGACCTTGCGTCATGTGGGGCTTTTGGGCGCGGTGCAGCCTGCCGTGCCCGGGCTCAAAGACGTGAGGTTTGAGGATGGGGAGGATGGTCTGACAATAGAGTTTTCTAATCAAGCAGATCCAAACAAAAAACCGGAGGAGGATGACGTGGAAAAAAAGGAACTGGAACAAAAATTGGCAGCCGAAGAAACCGCCAGAAAAAAGGCAGAGGCCGAAGCTAAAGAATCCAAGAATAAAGCCGAAGCGGCGGAAAAAGAGCTTTCTGAATCAAAACTCAAAGCCGAAGCGGCGGAAAAAGAGCTTTCTGAATCAAAACTCAAAGCCCGGGAAGGCGAGCTTGAAACCCGGATTAACAAGCTTGTAGGCAAGAAAATCCTAGCCAAGGACAAACCCATGGTTAAAAAGATTGCTCTTGCCCTGGGGGACACCGGTGAAGAGATTGAGTTCTCCGATGGCCAGGGGAAAAAGGGACTGGATGAGCATCTGTTTGATTTCCTTTCCGGCTTGCCGGACCTGGGCTTGACCACGGAATTCAGTGATCCCGGCAATTCTGGCCAGGATGCCAGCATTGACACCTCGGATATGATGACCCGGGTTTAACCTGAAGGTCACACGTAAACCCAATTTTTACAGGAGACTAAAGGTCACACGTAACCTGAAGGTCACACGTAAAGCCTTTTTTGGGCTTAACCCAATTTTTACAGGAGACAAATGTTATGCATGATGCAGTTATTGGAACCTTAAACGTCCAGATAAAAACCATCCGGGCTCCCGGACATGACCCGGTTCTTTCCACAGTGAAGCTTGCCGCAGATCAGGGAACCCTGAGAGCCGGCCTCATCCTTTCCAAGGATGCCAGTGATGAAGGTATCCCCTATGAAAGCCTTTCCCAAGTTCTTGGAACAGGGAACGGATCCACCAAGAACTATTCTGGAACTATTACCGGAGCCCCACTTGAGCCGGGCAGTGTCGTGGTCACGGACGGTGTTGAAACATTCACCGATGATGCCATTGGTAACTTGATTGGTGATGGCGGCGGTACCGGTACCGTAATCTATAAAAACGGATCTGTGAGTGTGGCCTTCAATGTGGCCGTGACAAACGCCACGGAGATCCCGGTCACATCAAGCAGCGAGGTTGCCGGTGTCCTGGACCGGGATGTGGACACCACAATATCGGTTGCTGGTGTGACAATAACCCACGGGACGGTCAAGGAAGATGAGCTGCTGAAAGGCAGTGCTTCTGTGGCCTGTGTTGCAGCTGACTTCAAGCTGCTTAGGAAAAAAGGCGTTTACCCGGTCTAGGCTTTACCCGGTCTAAGCCTGATTTAATAACGGTTTAAGCCTCTAAATTAAATTAGAAGGAGTAAGTTATGTTACATTCAGAAGTTCTGGCGCTGTTTGCCCTGGCGACCCAGGTCAAGACATTCAAACAGCTTGACCCCCTTGAAACATCGGTGATGGATATTGTTTTTAAATCCCGTCCCCAGCACCCCATGGCATTGATCGGCGTCAAAGATATCATTGATATCACCCAGACAGCTCCCGTGATCAGCCGCTCTGCCCCTGCCACTCCCGTGGGAGAAGGCAGCACAAGTTACAGCTTCATTGAACCTTTGGCCCTTAATCCCAGTGATTTTATAAGCGCTGCGGAACTCAATGACCTTAAAACCTGGGGCATTGCCACCAAGGAAGCCTGGCTGAAATCCAAACAGGATAAGCTTAGAAAAATTGTCCGCAGATCCACCGAAGGGATTGCTGCAACCTCCCTGACCGGCGCTATTGAATGGCCGTTAAAACTTGAATCCGGTGCCTGGGACACCTACCGGATCCAGTTTGGCACCCCGCTTTCATATGAACCCCCAAAATTATGGGATGCAGAGACTGCCACCATTGTCGAAGTTTACGACACCCTCATGAAAATGAGAAAAGCCCTGCGCAAAAAAGGGTATGGCGGCAAGATCGAAATATGGGCCGGCGACAAGGTCTATCTTGCGCTTCTGAAACTTGTGGACAGCGTTAAATCCACGGCCAAACAGAATATCCGGATTGAAAGAGTGGAAGCCGGTATTGATGTCGGTGGGTATCTTATTAAACCCATGGACGAAACCTATCAGAACCCCCAGACCAAAACCGCCGTGGATAAGGTCCCGGCCCACAAGCTTGTCATGATCGCATTGGATGCAGGTCATTCCTGTTATTACTGTGCCCTGGACGATCTGGATGCAAGGCTGCAGCCTTTGCCGTTCTTTCTCAAACCCATTGTCAAACAAAATCCATCCGGCATCGATGTCCTTGGCATGAGCAAACCCTTGCCGGTGATTAATCCCAACGGCGTCTGCTGGGCCGAATTGACGGCTGAATAAATAATGGGGTCAGGCTTGCGCGCAATTACGCAACTACGCAAGCCTGACCCCAAAAAAGACAAAGGAGAAAGTATCCATGACGGTTCTATACTGCACAGAAGCGGATTTAAAAGACTACATCCTTACGGGATATCTTGACAAGCTTGAAGAGATCAATCCCGGGATATGCTCTCGGACCCTTGAGAATGTTTCGGCGGAGATCCTGGAGGCGATTTGGCAGGGAGGCCATTCTATCCCGGAAACAGGATCATCCGCCATGTTAAAACGCATCTGTGCAGTTATGACCGCCTACCGGTGTGTGGGCGATATTACCACCCTCATGGATACTGAAGCAAGCTCCGGGAACGAGTGGATACCCCTTCAAAGGATGTTTGAAAAGAGTGAAAAAGACCTGGATAAAATCCGGGAAGGAAGGCTGGATCCCTATCCTGGATCTGTCAGCGGAGATACGGGAATCAGCGTGTCCGCACCTGCGGCAATATTCGGCCCATCGACCTGGGAGAACTTCTAATGGCTGGTGCCTCTTTTAGAATGGATTTTTCAAGGGTGAACAACGTGCTGGGTAATGCCGTGACAAAGATCTCCAACCGGCAGGTGCTATCCGAGACCCTGGGGGAACAACTGGTTTCCTCCACTATTGAACGGTTTGAAGATGAGAAAGGCCCGGACGGTGAGGACTGGAAAAAATCCAGGCGGGCTGAAGATGAAGGGGGACAAACCTTGTCCGACAAAGGGCATTTAAAGGGGTCAATCAATTATGAAGCATCCCCTGCTGCCGTGACCGTTGGCACAACAGATAAGGTCAAGGGTGCCATTCACCAGTATGGGGGAGAGATTAAGCCCAAAAAAGGCAATGCCCTCAAATTTAAGATAGGATCCGGCTTTGTCACGGTGAAAAAAGTCACCATGCCGGCACGGCCCTACCTTGGCATCAATGAAGAGGATATTGAAGAGGCAAAGGAAACCATCAGTTTGTTTATGCAAAAGGGGCTCGGGGGCTAAATGAGATCATTTGTAAAGGATATCATCACCCAGGCAGCGGTAATAGCCGGGCTTGATGAAGCTTGTGTCATGGACAAACCGAATAAGGAAACCGTGATGCTGCCGGAAAAAAGGATCCAGCTTGAATATCTTTCCCAGAGCCTTGAAAGAAAATTTAAAAGAGTGGCCCGGGCTGCCAGCACCCAAAGTCCAAACACCCACAGAACCATCCGGGCAAGGATATATAAAACAGACTTGATTGTCCGTGCAGAGGTCAAATCAAACGATGAAGCCTGGCTTGAAACCTTTGTGAATACGTTCCTTGTTGAATTGCCCCACAAGGTGGCCACCCCGGAAAATGATCTTGTGATCGTTGAGGCCACAAGGGCGGTAAGGGGCGGGTTTGGAAAACGGACGGTGGAAGTGTTTAAAAAACGTTCCAATGCCTTGCACATCACCTTTAAGGGCATGATTTGCAAGGACAGGGAAGTGCCCTTAATCACGGATGTAAATATAAAAGACGGCACTGAGTACCAAGAATCAGCCGGCTAAACGATCAAACAAAAAAAGGAGTTATCATGGTTAAAGGAACTATCAAACCGGATACGATGGGATCAACCAAACAGACCACCGATACCGGTGTGAAAGAAAGCGCTAACATTGTAAAGCCCGCCAAAATCAAACCAGACAAAAAACCGGACAATGGTCTTGTCGATATTGACGAACTTGCAAAAGTTAAGGATTTACCGTGGTGGGAAAAGGCGGCATTTTTCAGAGCTGCCAGCTGGGCCCCCGGGAAAAAGGTCACGGAAAAAGCGTTCGACCAGGGCTTGAAGAGGTTCCAGGAAAGACACCTGGGATCCGGCAAAATTTAACCTGAAGGCTACAGTGTAATCTGAAGTCATATAAAAAAAAGGAGAAATAAACCATGGGTGAAGTACTTGAATATATAATCGACGGAACCAGCGGGCTGGCTCCAGGTGGGGTCGAAGGATCCTGTATTGTTGCCGGCGTATGCAGCAAAGGAGATGTTGGTAAAGGATATCTTTTGGGCAAATCAAGCGACCTTGATGATCTGCTTGGCTCAGGCCCCCTTGTTGACCGACTCAGGGACCTTTTTGCCACGGGCGGGCAGAATCCCAAAGCCATTGCCGTACCCGTAACAGGAACACCCGGCGGCTATATTGCCGGGGTGGAGCATACTGGCACAGGTCCTGAAGGCGTTGCAACAGGGGTTGCCACGGAGAATGCGGATGTTGTGGTTGAGATTGATACAGGCGGGGAGCTTGGAACTGCCACGGCAAAGGTATCCACAGACGGCGGATCAACTTTTGATGCGGCTGAAGCTGTTCCTGCTGACGGTCAAATCACCATCGGGGCAACCGGGGCAACGCTTACCCTGGCCTCGGGAACCCATGTGTCCGGAGATACCTATGAATTTGCCGTCAGAAATTCCATCGGGCCTGTTCAAAAGACAGGTGCCGGGGGACCGGAGATTGCACTGGCCGGTACTGTTAAGGCGGCGGCTGAACTGATTCTGAAAGTCATATCATCCGGTGCGTTGAATGAAGCCACCTATCAACTCAGCCTGGATGGTGATTCCTTCGGCCCTGTAAAAACGGTTCCTCTGGACGGTGTTATCCTAGCCGGTGATACCGGTGTGACCATTACGGTTGCCGGCGGTGATGATCTGGTGGCAGGGGTTATTTTTAAATGCCGTCTTTTGGCTCCGGTTCCTTCCATCACCTCGGTGATGACAGCCCTTGAGCAGCCGTTAAACCTTTACGATGTGGAATTTGTTTATGTCGTTGGGTCATCGGATTCTGTTGATTGGGCTGCAATGGGGGTCAAGGCGGATGAACTCTGGAACGCCCACCGGCCCACTTTCTTTGTGGCTGAAGCAAGGCTCCCCTGGGCAGGTGAAGACCTCAACGAATGGACCGCTGCCATGGTGGCGGACAAACAGGGGTATGCCCATCGGTTTGTTTCTGTATGTGCGGCCTTTGGAGAGGTGACAGATACAACCGGAAGCCGGGTTTTTCGCAACTGGGCAGGACTCATGGCGGGTAAAATACTTTCCATACCGGTCATGCGGGCAACGGGCCGGGTCAGGGACAGTGGAATATCCCAGGGAAGCCTGCCCGACGATTTTACAAGTGCCATGCAGCAAACCCTTGAAAGCGAAGGATATGCAACGGCAAAGTATTATGCCGGGTTGAATTCTGCTTATTGGGGAGATGCCAAAACCCTTGCCGATATTACCAGTGACTACCAGTACATTGAGGTCTTAAGGACTGTTTTTAAGGCTGTCCGGAAGGCAAGGATTGCAGCGCTCAAGAGCATGTACGATGAGGCGGGCGATCCCCTGGCCGAGGGTGGCGCTGCAGGGCTCAATTATCTTAAGGCCAATATCTGCATGGCCTTAAATACCATGAAAGCTGCTGTACCGACAGAGCTTGCCGATTATGTGGTCACCATCCCGGAAGGCCAGGACATTGTCAACAACGGCGTGGCTGTGGAGATGCAGCTTATCGGAATACCAATCATCAGACAGATCAAGCTTTTTGCCAGCTATATTTATGCCGGCAGCGGATTTGATCCAAGATTAAGCTAAGGAGAAACCGATGACTATTAATGGAAATTATTACGACTGGGAAGGTGTTGAGATCCAGCTCCAACCGTCGGGTGTGGCCATTGGAGTGACGGAGATCAACTACAATGATGAAAGGGGCATTGAAGCCCGGTACGGCAAGGGTGCAGTGCCCAGGGGATATGGCAGGAAGAATTATAAAGCATCCGGCTCCATGACCCTTGACAAAGATGAGGCGGAGATCTTGAGAAAAGGCCTTGGCGGATCTTTTTACAGCAACACGCCGTTTCCCATTATTGTATCCTATTCTCATAAGGACCAGACGACCGTCACAGACACATTGCCCGACTGTATGATCACCAAGGTTGATACATCCGCCAAACAGGATGACGACAATACAGGGACTATAAAGTTTGATTTTATTATCCTGAGCCCCATCGAGTGGGATGGTATCTCGGCATACAAGTAGGATGAAGAACAATCAGACTTACACCCCATAAAAAAGGAAACAATCATGAGTGATGTGCAAATAAAAGACAGCAAAGACGAAGGGTATCAAGAGTTCAGCCATGAGTTTTTTGATACATTTAAAGGCAACGACGTATCGGTTGCCGTAAGATTTACCAAACCCAAACCCCAGGCGACCGAAAGAGCGCAAAAACAAATGATGAAATCGCCGAATCTGGCCCTGAAGAACTTGTGCTTAAGCGCAGTTCATTCCGACGATAAAGAAAAAATGCAGGAAATTTTTAAGGAGTATTCCGGGCTTGCGTCGACCTTTGGGGGTGCCCTTCTTAAAGCATGCGGATTTGGTGAGCTGGGAAACTAATTAAACAGGCCAGGGGGCAGCTTGAGAACAGTGATTTATCACAGTTGCAGATCTTAATTCGGCACTGGCTTCACGAGCCGCCCTCTGAAAGCCTGGATACTTTGATTGAACAATCGGCATCAGCTCTCTGGATTGAAGAAAGATTTTTTAAAAACATGGCTAAAATAATGGGAGGAAAGTAATGAACACGGTTTTTGCGGTGCAGGCGGTTATGGGTCTTGTGGATAATATCACAGGACCCTTGCGTGCTGTTCGTGGCGGCATGGACGATACTGAGGCCGGAGCTGGCAGGTTAACCTCCAGGATGGGCATGCTGACACGAACATTGCTTCCTCTTGCCGTTGCGGCCGGGGTTTTTCTTGCCGCCCTTGCCCCGGCTGTGGGGGTTGCTGCTGATTTTGAGGCGTCGATTTCCCGGGTCGGGGCTGTGTCAGGTGCCAGTGTCAGCGAGCTTGCGGCATTGGAAAGTGCCGCCCTGGATCTGGGGTCTTCAACCGCCTGGTCAGCCATGGAGGTGGCCCAGGCTGAACAAAAGCTCGCCATGGCCGGCTATAGCACACAACAGAACATTGCTGCATTGCCCGGAGTATTAAATCTTGCATCTGCAGCCCAGGAGGATCTCGGAAGCACAGCCGATGTCGCTTCAAATATTTTATCTGCATTTAAGCTTGAAGCGTCACAGACCGGAGATGTGGCAGATATTCTGACGGCCGCATTTACGTCCAGCAACACAACCTTGTCAGGTCTTGGGTCAACCATAGCCACTGTTGGTCCTGTGGCTGCAGCTGCCGGGGCATCCCTTGCAGAGGTGGCTGCCATGGCGGGCAAGCTAGGTGATGTAGGTATCCCAGCGGCTGTGGCAGGTACTGCGATTAAAATTGCTTTTCAACGACTACAGGCTCCTGCAGGTGCGGCCGCAAATCAGCTCAAAAATCTTGGGATTGCAACAAAAGATTCTGCCGGCAATATGCTCCCGATCTTTGATATTCTCAAAAACCTGGAAACACAGACAGCCGCAATGGGTTCTGCGGACAGAGCCGGTGTATTAAAAAAGGTTTTTGGAGAAGAGGCCGTTGGCAGCGTAACAGCCCTCATGGGTGTCGGCATTGATAATATCCGAGAGTATTCGCAAGTTCTTGGCAATTCCACAGGCAAGGCGGCTGCAGTGGCAAAGATGCAGCTAGACAATTTCAATGGCGCAGTTGTCATGCTTGGCAGTGCCTGGGAAGGCTTAAAGATCTCTATCGGGGAAATTTTCCTACCCGTTCTAACCCCCCTTATTCAAGGAATAACTACTGTAGTGGGATGGCTGTTTATGCTTGCTCAGACACCTGTTGGGAAGGCGATCATCGGTGTAAGCGCGGCCATTGCAGTTGGTGTGATTGCGATGACAGCTTTTGCCGGTGCATCCGCTTTGGCAACTATGGCCCTTCCTTTTATTACAGGAGCGCTTGCCTCGGTGGGTGCCGCATTTGTGGCAGTATCCTGGCCTGTGTGGGCTATAGTTGCAGTCATCGGTATTTTATATATTGCCTGGCGGAAAAACCTTGGTGGAATGGCAGATATCGTATCTGGGTGGTGGAACAAGATCTCGCTGGTATTTCAAGGGGTCCGTGCTGTTTTTTCCTCTCTTTCCGGCACAACCGGCATGATTGAAGGTGAACTTTCAAAGGATATCAAAGCGGCTGGCCTTGTGGGCCTTGTAACCACTGTGGGAAAGGTAGTCTACAGAATAAAAATGTTCTTTTCCGGTATGTGGGATGCTGTAAAATTCAGCATTTTGGGCATTGCCGATATATTCCGGCCCGTATTTGCCAGCATAATGTCTGCGGTAAGGCCCTTGTGGGATATATTCAAGGCTGTGGGGTCTGTTATTGCACAGGTGGGTGCAGCGTTATGGGGGGTGCAAGCATCCACCGATGTTTCCTCCTGGAAAACGTTCGGGGAGGTTGTGGGAATTATCGTAGGCGGGGCCTTCCAGATGCTAGCCTGGGCAATCAGGCTGGTGATAACCCCAATCAAGTGGTTATTCGATCTCGTAGGTTTGCTGCTTTCGGGTTTTGTGTGGCTTGGCGAAGGCATCGGCACGGCAGCGGGATGGATCGTTACCAGCCTTGAAGCTCTGCCTGCCATGTTCGGACGTATTGCAGACGCAATGTCCAAGGCTTTTAGTATGGTATTTGGCTGGATAGCCGGAAAGATTACAGGGATAGCCAATTTTTTATCCGCAATAGACTGGTCAGGCATCGGAACAAAATTGATAGGTACCTTGTCAGCAGGCATCAAGTGGGCGTTCATGAATCTTACCCCTGTCGGCTGGCTGATTCAGGCTTTTTCAGGAGTAAAAGGTTTTCTTGAGGGCATTGATCTTTCACAGGCTGGTGCAAAATTGATGGGCACATTGGCAGCAGGGATCAAATCAACCTTAAGTTGGCCTTTTGACCTTGTCAAAACAAGTTTGACGAAAATCCGGAACCTGCTGCCTTTTTCCGATGCCAAAGAGGGGCCTCTTTCAACATTGACGCTTTCCGGAGCAAAGATGATGGAAACCATCGGGGGCGGCATCCAGGGTGCGGCACCGGCTCTGATGAAAACTGTTTCAGGTATCATGGTTGGTGTTGCCGCATTTTTCGGGATAGGCGGTGAATCCAATATATCAGCAAACGCTTTAGATGCGGTCGATCAACCCCAGGCAGCAATAATTGAGCAGGCCGTCCCTGTAGCGCCGCCCAAGCTTGATCCCTTGGCGGGTATTGACCCTCTGGTTACCTCAATGGCCGTAAAGGGCCTGGATCTGCCAAAGATACCGGAGCTGTCGGCATCCATGGCCATACCCGAGCCGGATCAAAATATCCCGGGACTCAATGACCGAGTCTCCCCGTCTCCGGCCGTGGAAAATCGGACAAAGACCACAAAAAATTCAAATAAAAAAGTGGTGAATAATACCTTCAACATCACCCTGCCAGGTGTAACTGATGCCCAAGGATTCGTAAAAGAACTCCAGAAGCTTGTGGAGGGATGCGATGTCTGATGGCCTTTTAAAATTTGACCACGGGATTATCTCATTGAACGGCGTAGATATGCCGGGAATAATGAAAAACCAGGCAATCAAAGGGTCTGTCCGGTTTGATACAGCGGAACCGGACGGCCATTCCGGCACAGTCAGGACGCCCCTGGGCTGGGAAGATTCTGACATCACCCTGGTGGTTGAACTGATATCCGGAGAGCAGACAGCTCCTTATACCGGATCCGGATCATGCTATGAAAAACTTGCCCGGATCAACCGGATTTTTAAGGGCAAAGACAACGGTGCCAATCCAAATGTATACGAAGTCAACAATCCCCATGCCAATGCAAGGGATATTCACCAGGTAGTTTTTTCCGGTCTCCAGTCGACTGAAACAGATGAAGATGATGTGCTGGAAGTTCATATGAACTTTGTTGAGCATCTGCCCTTTGAACAGATTCCGGAGAAACAGGTTGCCACAGCTGACAAGGCTTTTGCAAGCGACAACAATCCCCATGAGCAGAATCCTGACCCGGATGAATCAATTATGGTGGATGTTTCATGATGGCCAGAATCACAGGCATAAGAACCCATATTTTCATTGGCAACCTTGAAATATTCAGGTGCCCGGAATGCAGTATTCATTATTCCAGACATTCCCACCTGTCCTGCGTTGAAATTCTTTTGTCAGATCCTGGCGGGAATCTTTTCAAAACATTTAAGGCCAGTGATCCTGTAATCATCCGGATAGGATACAGAGATCAGGTACCGGATGAATGGACCGGCACTATTTCAAAAATTGCTCCGCCAAACAAAAGGGATCAAATCCTTGTTAAAGCAGTGGGCATGGAAAGGCCTTTGAGTGACACCCGCATTATCCAATCATGGGAGAATGAAACTCCGGAGGCAATTGTGACCTGGGCAATTGGCCAGGCCGGTCTTGATGTTGGCAAAATTGATTCTCCAGGAGTGATATTCCCAAGGTTTATTGCTTCAAACATTCCGGTGTGGCAATTGGCCAGGCAGTGCGAACATACCTGCCGTAAGGCATTTGCCCTGGACATGAGAGGCTGGGCTCTTTGGATGGGCAGCGACGGGATAGTGAACTGGTGCAGATCTGATGAGGATGTTGACATACCGGTTATTGAAACCGGATCCACCTTGATCCGGCATTTGCCGGCAACTGGATTGCAGACGGGCCTGAGCCTGGTTGAAACATTCCTGATGCCCGGATTCAAACGCTGCATGAAATTCAGGCTAAAGGATAACGCCAGGGGGATTGATCAGATATTCAGCAGCCTGGCTGTGCGGCATGTAATCAAGCCGGCATCTGTCAGAACGTTTATCAAGTATGGAGAAATGTATGAAAAATATTGATCTTAAAGCGTTATTAAAAAGGGTAATGGAGTTGGTAATGCCGGACCTGAGATCTTATTACCGGATTGTCCGGAAAGCCAAAGTTACCAAATCCTATGCTTCTGATGGCCAATACTGGGCAGATGTCCAGCCCCTAAAAAATGATGAATCCGTGGACGAATCGGAACCTGTCATCCCCCGGGTGGAAATCCCGGTGATGTGGGGCGGGCCTGAGCGGGGAATTGTCTGTCCGCCTGCCATCGGAACTTTTTGTGATCTCTCATATTATGATGGGGATCCCAATTATCCCAGAATATCGAATTTTCGTTGGCATGGCATGAAAGCACCTGCCGTGGAAATCGGCGGATTGATCATCCAGCAGGCTCCAGGAGTCTATTTTAAAATTGATGCACAAAAAAATATTGAAATCGTTACCTCGGGAAATATCACCCTCAAGGGTACCCGGATTGATCTCAATCCATAAGGAGGCGATATGCCAGCGGCTCATAGACATAAAGATACTTGTACAGGACACGGATGTTTTCCATCCCGGGCAAACGCAAAGGCCAGCGATGATGTTTTTGTTAACAGCAAAGGGTGGCACCGGAAAGGGGATGCTTGGGAAATTCACTGTTGAGGCCCCCCTTGACACGGAGGTATCGCTGCCGGAGGCAGCGCAACGGTTTTTGTAAATGGACAGTCAGTATGCAGGATAGGTGATCCTGTGGATTGTGGTAGCAACATGGCAACGGGGAGTAATAATGTCTTTGCAGGATAAAATATTTGGACAAGATATCAAGCTTAATGAAACAGGCCAGGCCATGGTGGCGGCAAATGGCGAATTGCTGCTTACGGATGGCCCGGGGACAGGCAGCCAGGATATCAAACTGCGGCTGTTCACTCCCCTGGGCACACTTTTTTACGACAAAGAATTCGGCAGTCTCGTTCATGAATGGATCAAGGATGAAAACAGTCTTTTTGCAAGAATGGGGTTTTGTTCCGAGGTGGTAAGAAGGATCCGGATGGACCCGAGAGTGCTTCCCGGCAGTGAATCATGCAGTATTTTATACTGGGATGAGAAAGGCATAAAGTCTACAGCCTCCTGGAGGTTTATTAATGAATCCCACATTTACAACCTGATTATTGAGGTTGGAACCAATATGGAAATGGTGATTAAAGATGTCAATCCCGGTCAGTAAAACCCTTGATGAAGTCAGGAACGATTTGTTCCAAAAAATATCGGATCTCCAGGAGTCTGGCAATCTGCCACAAAAATTAAATTTGAACAAAGGGGTTGTCAGAGGGCTGATTGAGCTTTGGGCCTGGGGGCTATACCAGCTTTATCAATTTTTAATATTAGTTTTTGGGCAGCTTTTTCCCTCCCTGGCCACAGGGATGTGGCTGGATCTGCATTGCGCCCAGGTGGGAGTGATTAGACAACTGGCCACCAAAGCATTGGGGCAGGTACTGTTTGCCCGGGATAATACGGCGGAGAATATCACCATCCGGAAAAACACGATTATCAAGACCAAACCGGACGCCGCCGGAATCATATATCGATTTGTTGTCCTGGGCAGTGTTGTGCTTCCGGCGGGCCAGGATTCCATCTTGGTGGATGTTGAGTCTGAAGACTATGGCAGGCAGGCCAATGTGACAACGCATATGATTTGTGAGATATCAACCGTCATCCCTGGTATTGACACAGTTTCCAATGGGGATGACTGGCTTACCCGGGAAGCGGTGGACAAGGAAGAGGATGAGCCGTTGAGGGAAAGATATGTGTTGGCTTGGAAGGATGTTAATGGCAGTACTAAATATGCCTATGAAAGCTGGGCAAGAAGCGTATCAGGGGTTGTGTCTGTGAAGGTTATGGACCAGCACCCAAGGGGCCAGGGAACGGTGGATGTCATTGTGAAAGGAGCTGCCGGCATACCGTCACAAGAGTTAATTGATGCGGTTTTTAAAGTGACCGAATCAAACCGACCGATAAATGATGATGTCAAAGTTGTCTCTCCCGTTCCTGTTAATGCGGCCATTGACGGTGAACTTGTTCTCGTGTCGGGGACACCTGAAATAATCTTGGCCGGTGTGGAAAACAGGATACAAGCCTTGTTTCAGGATCCGCCTGTTCTGGCTGGAGTGGATCCCCTTGAAATATCAGAAGACCTGACAATTGACCGGCTCACCCACGTGGCCATGGCTGTTCCCGGGATCAAGAAAATCAACTGGGGTATGGCAGGGGATATACAGGTTCCGGACAATGGTCTGGCGATTTTGCAAAGCCTTAATTTGACAACCACATGGGCGGAGGAAGTTTGATGTCTGTTTTTTGGGAATATTTCAGGAAAACCTTGCGATTTCCACTGATCTGGCCGGACGGATATTTGTCTTTGCTGGTTAAGGGCGGAGCACAGGTTTTGGACCAGGTCCGAGACGACATTCTTGAATACAGACGGCAGGCAATGCCTGGATCGTGTGACTCTCAATATCTGGATCGTATTGCCTCGGGTCGGGGTATCACCCGGTGGGCAGCGGAGCCGGATGATCTGTGGCGTGGCAGGGTTGTGAACGCCTATATGTTTAACAAAACAGGCGGGCAAAGGTCCTGCGTTCAGCAGTTATTTGCCATAGCCGGGATTGAAGCACAGATATTTGAAGCCCATGAGATTTTTGAGGCTGCTGCTGCGGCCGGTGGTGAAAAACTGGACGGCTCCTGGGATTTGGACGGCAGTATTGTTCTTCGGGATTTTCGCAGTATTCAGGGCTTGCCGTATGTTTCGTGGGCTGAGTTTGCGGTAAAGGTCGATCTTGCCACTTATGATCAGTGGGATGCCATGGGGCGAAATATTGTAAATGAGTTTAAGCCCGCCCGGTCTGTGATGGTGGTTTTTTACGGGTTAAGCGCAGTCGCAATCTGTCGTTTGAGTTCCGAGTATGCCGCATTTTTGAAAAATGACACCGTTATTTCTTATCCCTGGTGTACTCCTCGCTTAGATGGTTCCTGGAGCTTGGGCACGGGCGGGCAGTTGTATGATTTGGGTGGTGAGCTTGCGGTTGATGGGACCTGGGCTGTGGGGGGATATGAGCCTGTCATCGCCCTGGAAAAATTACGGCAGTGCAACATAGACACACAATTACTGGTTACAAATGAGTCAGTGCGGGCGGATCGATATATTACGGCCGGGTTGGGCGAACCCGGCTTGAACCTGAACGGCGGATGGCAGGTTGGTTTCAACCGGATATTTGGCTTATCAAGTACCCGGATGAAAAAAGCCATTGAGATAGACAGTGCACCTCAAATCAATATTGTCGCCAGATTGAAGATGGATGTGGATTATCCGGCAAGCCCACAGAACCTTGATGCGGCCGCCAAATTAAACACCTGGCATCAACTCAATGGTGGCTGGTCCCTATCCCAAGGTGCAAGAAATGTGAAGATTGACGGATCATGGCCAGTGAGAAGGGAACCAGGGTTTCGGGCTGAAGGTGCTTGCAGGGCTCTGATATCTATCCAGGCGGGTTTAGCGGCTAAACTCGGGTCTTATCCCAATATTGGTGTGCATTGGACCCCCCGGGTGAACGGCGGTTGGCGGGTTGGACCGCATCATAAGGTTGACGGGTCGTGGTTTCTAAGCGGGTCTGCGGTGCTGAGCAGTCCAAAACTTTGTCATCATTATAAAAAATTAAACGGATCATGGCGGATAGGTGAGTGCAGTAAAAGATTGCCCTTTGCTTTTCAGCCAGGCCCACAAAGTGAATTGCAAATAATAAGGAGGGGATAATTATGGGGGAAGCTGTAACTACCAATGGTTTTCGGAAACGCCTGGCCAGGCATTTTTTTAATGGCCAGTCATTGCCGCCGATCACCCAGATGGCGTTTGGTGACGGCGGGCATAAAGACGACAGGACACCGCAAAGTCCGGATCCAGATCAAGTTGCTTTGAACCACGAATGTTTAAGAAAGGACCTGATCAACCTTGTCCAGGAAGATGATTATAGCGTGACCGGCACCGGCAGGATTGCCAAGTCCGAGCTGATCGGCATTAATCTGTCCGAAGCGGGTTTGCTGGATGAAGCCGGGAGCCTTATGGCATTCAAAAATTTTTCGCCCAAGATCAAGGATGGTGACGAAGAATATGATTTTACAATAAAACTGAAATTTTAACCACGATCACACGTAAAAAGGAGGATCTGTTATGACATTACCCAACAAACCCATCACGCCGATTCCGGAAAATGATCCGGATGCCGTGCCCAGTTTGTGGAATTTCCGGTACGATGAAATTGACGAAAACTTTGAGAACTTAGACAATCGGCTGTTGTTAAAAGAAAACGAGATAACCGCAGCCCGTGGGGGCGAACCCTCTCTTGATTCGCGCCTGGATGAAATCGAAACGAACGTCGAAGGCCTTGACCCCGATATGCAGAATTCATTGGTGGCGGCCGTGATGGCGGCTGTTGATTCTGCCGGGCTTGCCAACCGTGAGATGGATCGGCTTAAGAATGTGCTGATCCAGGAAGGCGAGGTAACGATCCTGAATAGGGGTCTTGTCAGTGGTTGCTCGATTACAAAATCGAGCAATGCAACCCGCAACCTGAACCTCGCGGCCGGGAAACCATTCGCGCACGGTCGGGTATATTCTGTCAATGAATTGCTCAACACATCTGCTGTTCCGGCCAATAACGGTGCGGCGGTTGCAACCTGTTACGCATATCTCTGGACCGATGGAAACGGTGATATTCAATGTGATTGCACAAGCCTGGGAGAAGCGGTCCCGGAAAACGGCATTGAAATTTACAGTATAAGCGTACCTGCTGGCAATAATGAAACCACGGACCCGTATCTTGCAAGCGTTACCTTGACTGATACCCGTCGCTTCCGGGTAGAAGCGCCGGTTACCCGGCGCCTCCCCCAGTTGAGTAGCCCAAGGGAACTTCCCCCTCAGGCTCTCTCAGATCCGTACGTGAATCTCTC